GCCGTGATGGTTTGACTGCCAAACGTGTGAACGCTGATTGCTTTGTTTGATTGCGTTGAGTTATAGACCAGCACCGCGTCAAACGCTGTGGCAAGGGTAACGTTTGTCCAAGTAAAACTTGCGCTTGGTGTCCAATACCCTGTCGTTCCTCCTGTAGTGGGCGCTGTTGCATTGGTCACAGTAATGCCGCCAGCCACATAGTTAGTGCCTGAAACTTCATTTGTTGCCGCGTATGCCGTTGTTCCAGCCCCTTGACTGCCGGAGGCTAGATACAAAGCAGCTTTCAGGGTGTCAGCTCCGGTTCCAGCCCTAATTACGGTAGTTCCAAACGCATGAATTCCCGACAGAATTTCACCTTTAAAACTGGTACACATTGCCTGGCTGTTAGCCATTAAATCCTCCGACTTCAGATATAGAAACAATTGGCTTTTTCATACGCACATGCGCCGATCTATGGACAAGTTCCCCGTCTAGCCAGTATTCAATCCAGTTAGTGTTTTCGTTGTCGTTGTCCACAACGCCCTCACGTTTTTCCAACAGGGAATCGTCCATTTCTCCCTTTGTGGTGGTCACTATCATTGTGTGACAATCTCCACGCCAGCAGCTCTACCGTCAGGGCCACGCACAATCCGTTTAGGTGCAGACAACATTTGCATCATCCCGCCCATTTGATTCATTGTTTGGTCGTGTTTTCCCATCATGGATTCGTGCATGTCAGATATTCTGCTAATTGCTTCGGCAACATGATTGCCCAGTTCATAGGTGATCTTTTCGGATGCTGCTTGCTGTGCTTCCATTGCCGGAATATCCAGCCCCGGATTTGCCCCGATACGGGCAACCATAATCTTAGTTGCTGCTTCAAGTTCCGTTTTCCAGCGGTTAAATTGTTCTTCTGTTTGCAGCTTTTGCTGTGCCATTGCCGCGTCATATTGTTGGCGTTGCGCTTCACTTTGTGCAGCCGCTTGAATCTTCATCTGCTCAATTTGCGTATCAGCCTGTATTTTTGCCTGCTGGATTTGAGCGTCAAACTGTGATTTGGCTTGTGCCGCTTGAATATCTGCTTGCGCCCGAGCCTGATCGGATGCTTGCTGCGCTTGCATCTTAATCATTTCAGGGTCTGGTTTAGGTTGTTGCGGTTGTGCCTGTTTCTGTTTCATCTGATCCAACGCAGCATCCAAAGCCCCCTCAATCGGTTTAGATTGTTTGAACGCCGTAATGCCAAACTTCATCACTTCAACCAGCATCGGGGTAATTTCCGGGCTGGCTTGGGCTACCGGCAAGGCTTCGCGCAAGAATCCGCTAAACGCCTGTATAAACTCCATTCTGTCGCGTTTGGTTTGTGCCTCATCCAATTGCACCAAGGAATCAGCGGCAACTTCAATGCGGAAGCTCCGCAATGGATTGTCTTTCATCAGTTGCAAGGCTTCGGGAATCAATTGCTGGTCAGCGGGCTGCATTTGTTGCGCTGCCGCATACATTAGAATTGTTTGAGGCTGAAACTTGCTGCAAATGATCTGCGCTTTCAGTCTGAGCAATTCGGTGGCAAACATAGCCACATCTTCTTGCATCGAACGCAAACGGATGGATGCGTATTGCCCTTTGATCTGCTGTGCTGTAGCCGTTTCGCTTGCCATCGAACTACCGCGAATAATGTCTGACAGCCCGGTGATTTCGTAAATCTGGTTCTTAATTTCAGTCCTTGCCCGGTAGCATTGCAGCAGTGCATCAGCCAGGGTATCTAGCGGCAGCAGGTCAATACTTCCCTTCAACCCGCCCTTCTCGCCAAACGCCATCCACTTATCAACAGGAATGAGAGCGTTATTCTCGCCCTCGGTCATCAGGCGCTGCAATGCTGGTTGGCTTGCGTCATATACACCCCGCACACGCAAAGCCTTTACAAGCCCGTCTATACGGTCTGAGAGTATGTCTAGCTCGACTGCTTGATCTTGATACAGCACAAAGTCAGGTACCGGAACAAGGGTATCGCTTGTCATCGTTGCGTACAGCGGACGGGCGCAGGGCCAGAATCCTTCAAGTTCTAGCGGATCGTCACGTTCATCAATGACTTCTGGCATGTTCTTACTAAACCAGACCACTTTCCCTGATTCTTTGTCCCATAGCTCGCAAATCTTGGCGCGGGTGTGTTCTTTTGAGGATTGCCCGTATGTTTTTAGGGTGTCTGGGCCTGCGTCAAACGGGATGTTTTTGCCAACCTTTTCGCCAAATCGTTCAATAAGGGAATCGCGGGTCATATAAACCCACCGCCATACACAGGTAACTTCCTCCCAAGTACGCGCTATGGAATGCCCAAAGTCTTTCCAGTGAACATAATCAGTCGGAGCGCATTCGTATTCAATTTCTTCCTGCGGTTCCATTCCGCCAGCAGTAGGGTCGTTCTGCATCCCCATTTCGGCTTCGTCGGTGTCCTCGGTGATGCTCAAACCATCCTCGGGAATGTCCATTTGCCGAACATGCGGTTCGTACCGCACCCAAGCAACACCACGCCCGCCAAGAAAACGATCTTCAACGCAATGCTTCATAGTTGCGCGGAAATCGGGGTAATGCTCAACCTCAAAATCTAGCGCACGCTCAATCAATTGTGAGGCTACCCTGCCCACAGGGTCGTTATCGCCAAACCTACGGGCTACGTCTGCTTTAGGCAATCGCGCATAGACCGCAGGGATTAAAGTCTGAACGTTAGACCAAAGAATGTTGAACTTTGCAGTTTCATTAGTTGTTGCGCTGCGGTTATCGTCCCTGTAACGCTTGATGATTTTTTGCGTTCTTGCTTCCCACTTCTTAAAGTCACCATCATAAGTGGCAACTATGTTTAGCCACTTATCAACGCCGGTTGTGGTTTGTTTCATTTATTCGCGCCCTATGATGTTCATGTGCTTGGGGTCAAATACGACGAAGTTGCTGGTGCCGCCGCCAGCGCGTGAGCCTTGATCTAGGTAGCGGATGCCGGGGATGCCGTGACTTTGTAAATAATCCGATGCGCCGTCCTTGCCATAGACCCTTTGCGCCCATGTGACAAGTCCAGACCCATCAAGTCTGCCCGCGTCCTGCTTTAGCAATTTCACCGATTCTTTATCTAGTTTTGGGATTAGCCCATCAAGTGCGGCTCTGCCGTTCGGGGTTGCGGTCAGCGGTTTGTCGTAGTCCAGCATCTTGGCTATCTGCTCGTCGGGAAGGTCTACTTTGTAGAGATTGCCGGAAGGTGCGTTCTTAATCTTTGCGCCTTTTAATGCTTCAATTTGCTTTGCAAGGGCTGCCGAATGTGCGCGACCTTCTGGTGTTAAGAATTGTTCAGTAGCCCCGCGCCGCGCCATAGCCAAAGCAGTGTCGTATCCATTTGCAGAAATTGATGATGCAGCAGAAAAGTTTGGGTCTATAGGAAAAACTTTTTTACCGTTGAGTAAAGTGTCCGTGGTTTGCAAAGCATCTTGATACCCTTTTGCTACGTTGGGATTCTCAGCCAAATACAGCCCATGCCCATAAGCCTGCGCCCCTTCCCCCGTCCCAATCTTTGCCGTGTCAAACTCACCTAGCGGGTTCTTGGCAGTCGGCGGGAATCTATGGGGTGTTCCGTGATACACATCAAGCGGCAGAATACCGCCTGTTTTCACCATGTAATTCTCAAGCCCTTGTGCCAGTTCCGGCCCCGCAAAGCGTCCTACTGCTCTCGCCCCCTTTACCGCAGGGCCAGCCATCGGAATCACCGAGGAAAGCACATCAATTGCCATCCCTAATTGCTCGGACTGGTCTTTTGACTTCTTGAAAGCCGGGTATTTCTCATCCATTACGGATGTGGGCGGGGCCATAAATTCACGCGCTGCTGCCCCCTGCGCGGCAAGGTTTGGGTTCAAAGTTGCGGGTCGTTGTGCTGCTTCCAGCTCTTGCTGGTAGCGCAGCGCAGCGGCTATGCGTTCAGCATCAGCCACGATTGCGCCCCGAAATAGCTTTAGCTTTAGCTTGTGCATCTTCTTTGCTGCTGGCTCCCCATGCTTTGAGCGCCAAAGCTAGGCGAGTCGGTTTCCCGTTCTTCTCCATTGGCCCCGGCATATTGCCCATACGGGCGAGGAATGAGGCTCTGCGGGGATTGTCGCCAGCTTTTACAGGCGGTTTCAACGTCCCGCCCGTTTCGGCTTTGTACGAGGCTCTGCCCTTGGCGTTTAACCCGCCCTCAGGGTTTTTACCTTCTTTGCGTTGCCATGCAGCGGTCATTTTTTCTTCTCGGGTTTCGCAGTCTTTGCCGATTCGCGGAAAGCATCAGCAGTTGGGGCACCAGGGCTTCCAGGCTTACGCATACGCTCGCCAGAACCTTCTTTGATGCGTTCCTGTTTGGCTAAAATATTGGCGTACAAACCGGCTTTGGTAGCCATGATTACGAGAATATTCCGACAGCCATCACTTCAACGCCTGCGCCAGTGGTAATCTTCCAAGCGCCATTAGCCGATACCGCATTTAATTCAATGTTGTACACGCCTGGTATTACGGATGCACTAGCCGGTAGAACGGTATGAGTAAGAATACCAGCACCAGTGCCGTCAACAATCACAACATTACCAGTTGCGCCAGTTGTGACTGTGCAGACAATGCGATGCAAGTAGTCACCAACTGCGCCTGTTGGCCCTAATACCTGCGCTGATTGTGATGCTGCAACATGCTCATAAAAATAACGATAGGGATTGGATACGCCACTCATAATCTGCTGCTCCTGTTGGTTTTGTGGGTCGCCCACATGTCGTTAAGGGTTACTGTGTTCTCTGGCCCAACCATCAAGGGCCGGTGCGTGTCGGGTTCTTTAACTCTCGGCTCGATGCGCCACGCAATCGCCAGCATTCTCATTGCATCGGCTGGATGGCTTGTCCAATCGTGTCGCGGTGTCTGTCTAAACGCCTTCTTATCCTCGTCGTATTCCCGCTGGTACTGACGTAAAGCCTCAATGCCCTCAAAGCATCGCTCCTCGTCAAACCATGTCTGGGGGAGCATTTGCCTGACTGCTTGGATGCCATCCTGCACCCCCAGATCGGGGACTATCGCCATGTTGTTGATACCTAGATGCTCTGCCATCTGCTCAATAACAGACTT